TCACCCCACGGCCATTGCCCCTGTATTGCCCCACGCCAGCAACGGCGTGTCGAGGAGTTGGACCGCGTCCCGCTTCACCTCCGGACTGAGGTGGGCATAGCGGTTCGTCATTTCGATGGTCGCGTGCCCCATCAGCTCCTGGATGACCTTCAGTGGCACGCCTCTCATGGCGAGGTGACTGCCGTAGGTGTGGCGCAGGTCGTGCCAACCGATGAGGCCCACCTCCCGGACAATGCTCGCCGCCTTCAACGCGCGGGTGAGCGGATGCTTCAGCATGCCGTCCGTGAAGGGCATGCCGTCCTCCTGGCAGAAGACGTAGGCGCCTCGCAGGTGCCGGTGTCCCTTGAGTGCTTCGACGGCTGAAGCGGGGAGGTCCACCATTCGCTCACGTCCACCCTTTGGAAGCCCCTCCACTCCACGCCAGATGGTCCTCTGGACATGAACCTTGCCCCGTTGCAGGTCCAGGTCATTCCACTGAAGCCCGAGGAGTTCGCCCTGCCGTAACCCCGTCTTGATGGCCACGAGCAGCATGGGACGCCACTCGGGTTCAGACGCGGTGATGAGGCGCTCGGCTTCTTCGAAGGAGAGGAAGTCGAACTTGGGCTTGGGCACCTTCCCAAAGAGCTTCACGCGCGGCGCCTGTTGGATGACCTGCTGCTCTTGTGCGAGAGCCAGGAGCTTGCCCAACACCGCGAGCACGTTGTTGATGGTCTTCAAACTCAGAGGCTTGGGCGCCGCACCCTTGCGCTTTCGGAGCGCTGCCGGGGTTGGGGCCGTCTTCCTCCCTCGCGCGGCGGATTTCTTCTTCCGCATCAGGGCCTTGAAGTCTTCGATGACTGACGGGCCGATAGAATCCAGAGGCATCTCCCCGAAGAACGGGAGGATGTGGTGTTTGAGGATCCGCTGTTTGGCGTCGACGCTGGAGGGCTTGTTGTTGTTGTCCGAGTACGTGAGGTATCGCGACGTGAAGCCCATCACGGTCGGCACCTGCTTTGTTTCCTCGGTTGCTACGGGCTCCTTCTCCTTCCCGAAAGTTCCCATCAGGAGGGCTGCGCGGACGTCGCGTTCGTACTGCTCGGCACCACGACGGGTGTTGAGCGGGCTGTCCTTCCGGACGCGCTCAACCTTCCCGCCAGCGTGCTTGAACTTGATGTCCACGAACCAAACCTGTTGAGGCTTTCCGTTCTTGTCGTTGTACTTCCTGAGTCTCACGCTCATGTCGGCTTCTCCTTGAGCGCAGGACCGCCTTGACCCATGGGCGAGCCTACCAGTGCGTCGCGGCGGATGCGGAGGGCTTTCCCGATGCGGGCAACTCCCGGCACTTGCCCGAGCCGGATGGCCTCGTAGAGCGTCTTCCGGTTCACGCGCAGCAAAGCGGCGGCCTCGTCCACGGTGAGAAACGCAGGTGTGCCTTCCGGGCTGTTGGAGATGGGTTCGGACATGGCTACCTCGGGAAGACGCGGCGGGGCGCGAGGCGACCGAGGGCGTGAAGCCCGATGCCGATGGCGTCCCAGACGTTGTGATGGAGGGTGGCCGCGCTGGGCAGCTCGACGCGCAGGTGCTCGGCGGCGCCGAGGCGCTGTTTGATGCGCTCGATGAACGCCTCCGGGTCGACGGTCCCCTTCCAGTCGCGCGGGTAGACGCTGCGGCGACTGGCGACGTTCGGCAGGAAGCCACCGAGCATGCCGACGACGCCCGCAAGCTGGATGAGGTCGTTCTGGTCGCCCTTCTGGTGAGCGGCGGCGTAGACGCGGGGCATCTCGATGATGAGCTGGAAGGGCTCGTCACCCACGCGCGGACGGAGCCACTCACGGACCACGAGGGCCATGGAAGCCCACGAGGCCAGCGACAGCTCGCCGTCCTGACGCTCGGGGTTCTTCGGCAGCCCAGCCGCCAGGAGTGTTGCGCGTTCGTGTACCGGCATGTCGAACACGGCGACACCGCAATGCCGAAGGCCAGGGTCGACGGAAACCAGCTTCATGGCGAAGCCTCCCCGCTACGCTGGCTCAACGCGTGCTCGAGACGCGCTTTCGCGAGGGCCAGGTACTCGGGCTCGCGCTCGATGCCGATGAACCCGAAGCCCTCGGCCAGCGCGGCGAGCCCCGTGGTGCCACTGCCCGCGAACAAGTCGAGGACGGCGCCGCCCGGAGGCGTCACGAGTCGACACAGCCATCGCATCAACGCAACCGACTTCACCGTGGGGTGGGAGTTGCGCCCTTCTCCAACATCTTCCTTGGCGCGCGGCGCGTTGAGACCCGCGCTTCCATCCATGCTTGCGTGTGACTCGGCGCCCGAGCGGAGCGGAAGCTGGGCACAACCAGCGTCCCGTTCGGCGCGCGAGGGCTTGGCGATGTAGAAGAAGCGGGATGTGCCACTGGGGAGCATGTCCGAGGCTTCCTCATCGAACGTCACGTGCGCGGGCCATGCCGCCCTGTCCTGGCGCGGGAGTCGGCATGCATCGATGTTGAGGGCCCCAGTCCCGTGTTGCAGGACGTTCGCGGCCACCGTGCTGGTGAGTGGCTTGCGCGCGAGAATCCAGTGCTCGGCGGCGGGCTTGAGCGCCGTGCCCCATCCTCGCCACTGACGAGCGGCTTCTGTCGCGGGTTCGTCGCGACGCTCGCGGGACGAAAGGTCCGCTTTGAGTCCTGTGCTCGCAAGCCAGAGCTGGCCGGCGGCGGCTCTCGGATGGTGTCCGGTGATGGAACGGCGGAACCAGTTGGGCCCGGGCTTGCCCTTCTCCGAGACAAGTCGTTCAACAAGCGCGCGAATAGGCTCGGGCACCTCGTCGACTCCGAGAAGCTCCAGGAGCGTCGGCCAGTGGGTTTTGCTGGGTACTTCGGGTTGAGAGCCCTGCGACGTCCAGTGCCCCGCCATCCCGTTGAGTCCGAAGGCCGCGTCGATGCGCGCATTGGTGAGCCCAGCACGGTCTCTCATTTCCGCAATCCAGCGGGTGACGAGCCGGACATCATCCAGACAGACCCTTTGCTTATCGATGGCCTGTGACACATCGAGCGACTTGGGGAACCCAGTGCCGAAGAGGTGCATGACAATGTCGCGCACCTCGAAGCCCGCATCCTCCAGGGCGGTGGCTGTCCAATGTGACGTGCGCGGCAAGGCCCACACGAGCGCGTGGCCGCCGGGCTTGAGCACGCCAAGGGCTTCACGGAGGATGCCGGCAAGCCAAGTCACCCACGCTTGGCGGCCTCCTCGGTCGCTATCCCACGCATGGTTCATCAGTCCGATTCCGGCGGGCGGGTCCGTGACAATGGCGTCGATGCTGTTGGGCGCGAGCACCCGGGCGACATGCGCGGAGTCGCCAAGGAGCAGGGCGGCGCGTTCGGTTAGAAGTTCTGTCTTCACATCACTTCTGATGGGGACACTTTCCGCGACTGGTTCACGCGGCCTTCTTCTCCTCGGGCTCCCACACCAGGAGACGCCCCGTGCTGTCTCGCACCGTGGCCGCGTCCTTCGAGAGCACGCGCGAGAGGGCGGGCTCGGCTTCGATGGCTCCTGCGAGGTCCGGTGTCACCTCTCGCATCGCTTGCCGCATGAGTTCCGCCATGCGCTCGGCGGCGTCGTGAAGGCGGTTGGGGAAGTCGGCGCGCAGCTCCGCTACCAACTCGTCGTGCACCATGAGAACGAGGCGCGAGCCCCAGAGAGGAGAGTGACGGTCCGAGTACATCTCCCGGGACACTCGCCAGGTCGCTAGCTTCGCGCCCACGGCACCGAGCCCCTGGAAGGGCGTGTTGAGCCACTGCGTGTAGCCGCACCCTCCCCGGAGGATGTTGGCGCCCGGAATCATGACGTCCACGAGTTGGTCGTTGCGCGTGTACGCGCTGGCGCGGGCGAAGAGGGCGCGCTGCTCGGGCCACGCGTCGAGCCACCTGTCGCCGTAGCGGCGCGACACCTCGACGCACGCGGCGCAGACCATCTTCACCTTGCCCTGGACGCGCACGGGGACGCGCTCAACGCCGCACGTATCCGCCACCTTCGCCAGCAGGCAGAACCGGACGCCGTCCTTGGCGCGTGCGTGGTACGCCATGCCGCCTGCCCCAAGGCCCCCGCCCTTGCCAAAGTTGAAAATCTTGGCGAGGGAGCGGAAGGACGTGGCCGTTGCCTCCTTGGCCTTCACGCGCGGCAGGAGGGCGTCGTAGCTCTCCCCAAGGAAGGTGGCCGCCGCCGAGGTGTGGACGTCCTCCTTGGCCAGCAGGGCCTCGGCCATCCGCGAGTAGCCTACGTCCCAGATGGCACGCTGGGCCATGGTGCGCAGCTCCAGGCCGCCATAGTCCACGGAGCAGAAGACGAAGCCAGGACGGGCCTCGTGGCACTCGCGCACGCCCCCGCGCTGGGGAAGCTGCTGGTAGTCGCTGGAGACGCGCGTCGTGGACACCAGCACGTTGAAGCGCGGGTTGAGGGGCGTGGTGGTGCCGGCCTCCAGCTTGCCCAGGTAGGTGGAGCGGTACTTGTCCACCTTGCCGGCCTTGCCCAGTTCCTCCAGCACCGTGTCGCCCGAGTCCAGGAGGGTGTCCCGGTCCGTGGCCACTTGCCCCTCGGGGAAGCGGGGGGAGGGCGGGGTGACGGGAGGCGCGCCGTTGTAGGCAGTGGTGACGAGATGGGCGAGGCGCTTGGTGTCCTTGGTGCCGTTGGCGCGGAAGATGCCGGCGGCCTGGAAGTGAGCGCGGTTGGCCTTCCACTCCTGTTCGACGCGGCGGCGCAGCTCCTCGACGCGTCCGGCATCCGTGCGAAGCCCCCACATGGAGGCGAGGTGGAGTGCGAGGGCGGCGCGGACCTGGTCCCCCTCGGCGTGAAGGTTGCCGCCGTTGGCGACGGTGGACGCGGCGCGTTCTTGCGAGAGGTGGACGTCCAGCGTGAAGCGCGCGTCGCGTAGCGGGTACTTCACGGCGCCTTCGGGCCACTTCTCCAGCGGCACCCCATCCAGCTCGCCGTAACGGAGGCGCCACGCGTCGGGGGCGTGCTTGTCGGCGCTGATGTCGAGGCCGAGGTGGCGCCGCACCAGGAGGGCCAGCGGGTATCGGGCGCCTTCATCGTCCCCCAGCGGGCGGCCCGTCTCCGGGTCCACACCATGTAGTCCCCGGGCAATGTCCAGGAGGGCCTCGCGGATGGCCACGTCATGGAAGCGGCCCGCCTCGGCTGCGGTGAAGACGGCGTCCACAAGTCGCGGGTCATCCGCGCACATGACGCCCAGGTCGTACGGGAGATTGGCGCCCGTCAGCTCGACGTCTGGCGCGCGGAGGGCCTCACGGAACCACGCGCGGGCCTGGGCGGCGGAAAGGAGCTGCTCGCTTCCAGCCGCGTCCAGGGCGATGGAGGCGCAGACGAGAGGCGGCGCTACGAGGCCGGGTTGAATCGGATACGTCTCGGTGTCGAAGCTGAAAAGGGTGGCCACAACACCGAAAGGCCCGTGACGTGGGCCAGCCGTGGCGCCCTGGGGAGAGCGCCAAGAAGTCCAGAGGTGGAGGGGACGTCAGCCCAGGGCGTCAGCGAGCGGGGGGAGCTTCGCGGCGGCGCGCTTGGCCTCGATGTCGGCCAGCTCCGCGTCCGTCGGGCTCACGTTGCTCCAGCGGTAGCCCTCGATGACCTTGCCGGGCCTGCCGTCCTTCTCCGGGAGCGTCTTGGGGAAGACGTCGCAGTCCACCAGGAGGAAGGCTCCGGCCTGCTTCGCCTCGGTGAACTTGGCGATGAAGTCCTGGGAGACTTCGTGCTCCTCGGCACCGGCCAGGGCCATGAGGAACGCCTTGAAGCGCCCGCCGCCGTTCTTCTTCGCGTCGGAGAGGTTCTCCACGTAGCTGGTGATGAGGCCGGGCCGCGTGGGCTCGGTGTTGTGCTGGGTCCGCTCCGACGTCACCACCTTCACTTCAGCGATGGCGGACAGGCCCTTGAAGCCGTCCTTGGTGCGGATGGACTGCACCTCCAGGCGGTAGCGGCCTGCCTTGAGGTACTGCGAGCCGAGAGCGGCCTGAGAGGTGGCGATTCGTGCGAGTGCTGCGTTGCTCATGTCCCGTGTTCCCAGTCAGGTGGCGGGACGTCGAGAGGACGTCCTCACTTTCCTTTATGGGGACGCTTTCCGGGAGTGGCTCAAACTGGATGGGTGCGCAGCCGACTTGCACACACGCGGGAATGAAGACGTGCTTCGCAGGGAAGTCGTACCTTGAAGACCCCCTGGGAGCAATGAGAGGCAACAAGACGGAACTACCCAGTCCCCCCACACAGCGCGCCGATTGTTCTAACAAGCTTGTCAAAACTGCGAGACCGATTGCGCACTGCGGAGATGTCAAGCTTGCGAGTCATCATGAGCTGGTGAGTTGTTGGGGCATACCCAGGAACGAGTTGCTCCAGCCTTCCTTTTGCATTTCGGATGCGCTCAGGGTCAACAACCCGAATGCGGCCTAGTTCATTGTCGTTGAATACTCGCAAGAGCCATCCTTCGAACTCACGGACAGCCATAACTGCAGCCACAGGCCGCCCTGAGGGGATTTTAATAGGTACAGACTTGGCCCAAATGCTTGGGCAGTCATCGTCCGAATCGCACATTACGAGAACGGCATCCGGATTCCTCGCCCACGCCATGCTAAGTGCTTTCGTCATCCCTTCTGGGCGACAGGGACGGCTTGGTCCCGCAATCCGAGCATCCACAAGATGGCCTCGGGGCTGGCGGATGGGGGCTTGGTCTACAAGCCAATCATGCAACGAGAGGGATGCAAGAATTCGAGAGCACAGATTTGGAATGGCTTCCACCTCTCCTTTTCCCTCAACAATGCAAACGAGTCGCTTCTTTTTCATTCCGCCTCTCCGGGAGTGATGACCGGCGGCGCCATTCCTTCAATTCGCAACGGCTCTGAACGCATCAACTCAGCGGCGGACATCAGTCCATCACGTACAAGCTTCCGCTGGGATTCCTCCAGTGGGCCTACATGAGTAACCCCTTTACGATAGTCGCATACGAGAATCTCTTCGTCTTTCGCCGCATCCAACAACTCCGGACTGTGCGTGGTTAGAAGGACAGCCCCCCGCTTTGATGACCTAGCCAGAACGTCGAACAATACTGCCGCAGCTCCGGGATGAACGGACACCTCAGGCTCTTCAATTACAAGCAGTTCGTCCCGAGCCATCTGTTGAGCGGCCACAAGAATGCCAAGGGCCCGAATTGCGCCTTCTGACATTTCCGTGGCTGCAAATTCGGCCCACTCCTCCTCCCTCTGCTGTTGAAAGAATCGGATACTTAGATAGCGACCAAGGGCCCCCTCTTGAATGTCACGCAACCCTGGGACGATCCGCTGCATAGCTAAGAGTACGGCCTCCCAATCCAAGCGCTGTCTCCTGAGACTCTTGATGGCCATTGCTATGTTGCTACCAGATTCATCGAGGCGGACACGCTCCGTTGAGAGTTGGGGCTCTCTCATCGATTGGGGATCAAGCCTAAACCTTCGAACGTTGCGTAGCGCAGGCATGAGCCGTGAGCGCATGTTCATCTGGCGGCCTAGGACCATGACGCTTGTTGTCTTTGCGATGGGCGGCAATTGCCGTTCAGTCGCTTTCCCTGAGACGCTGTCCCTTGAACTGGATTTGTCTCGCTCGCGAGATATTGAAAAAATGGGGTCTCCCCCACGGTACTCTTCGATTGTCTCGCGTTTGAACTCCCATTCGCCTTCGCGCTTGCTACCAAGCGTAAAGGCGTGACGGGCGTAGTCGAGCTCTAGTCCTATTTCAGTGGGGGATACCCTTACGTCAATGGACACATCTACAGGTTTTGATGGGCGCCAGCGTCTCACGCTGACGATTCCGCCGCGATTCTGAACGGCCGAAGAGGCATCCCAGGCAACGTCGCGAGCAAAGACGAATGCGTCTGCGATGTTTGACTTTCCACTGGCATTTGGTCCAACAACAGCTGTGAATGGGGCAAGAGTAATATCGGCGTACTCAATGCTACGGAAATTGCGGATCTCGATGCGTCGCCACATGTCATCCTCCGAATGGAAGGTGTCGTTAACATGGCACTTCTACAGCGAGCAAGCAGCTCGCGCTGCTTAGTCGGGTACGTCGAGAGGGGCAGAAGCCCGACGAGTCGCGTTCTTCGAGTCTCCTTCAAGCACCGTTCGACGTGACTGAGTAGCACCTGGCGAGCGTATTCTAGGTGGCGGACGTGTTGCTAGAGGAGCTTCTGTGGCTGCCCGTCTGTCTGTTGGATGAACCGCGCTCGCTCCAGCGCGGTCGAGAATGCCTCAGCGTATTCCTGCGTGTGCAGGCACACGTCCACCTCGACGCATGCGGATTGCTGCCCAGGCCTGTGAGTGCGCGCGAGCAGTTGCTCCCAGGCGGCGCCATCCGAGGGTGGTGTCACCACGAGGTTTCGGGAGAACTGCTGAAGGTTCTTCCCCGTGGAGTGGGCCTTGATGCTCGCCACCACGGAGCGCCTTCCCGTCTCCCGTAGGATGGCCTCGGACGCAGTCTTACCCCCGCCGTAGAACGGTACGCCCGCCGCCTTGGCGATGCGCTCGCCCAACTCCGGGTACTCGACCCAGACGATTCCCACCCGCGAACGAGCCCACTCTGCCGCGTCCTTCACGAGAAAATCGGACACCCAAACCGCTTGAGGCTCGGGCTGCACTGCGGCATGAATCTCCGCCCACGCATGCCACGTCGCCGCGTGCCAGACTGGCTTGTCCCCCTCATAGGGTGGTGACATGTGCGCGCGGATGGCTGCCTTGGTGAGCAGCCCTGGCGAGTCCAGGTGCTCGCGGCGCTCGCCCTTGAGTTCCTCCCAGACTTCCTTGTTCCACGCCTTGCGCCGTGCGAACCACTTCTCAATCAGCTCCGGCGGCTCGCCCCTCGGGTAGCGCCAGCGGTGGAAGAAGCCGGCGGACAGCTGCCGCGCGCAGGACACGGACTGGAGCTGCTCCTGGAACTGCTCTCCGTCCGGGCGCTCGCCCGCGTGTGCCAGCTCGATGAAGGCGAGGAGCTGCGCGGGCACGGGCCCAGGGTAGCGCGGGCGGATGATGAGGGGCTTGTCCAGCGCGCTCTCTTCCGTGGCCACCACGCCGCGCGTCGCGTTGCGGCGGCGCTGGAAGCCCTCGCGCACGTGCTCGTCGGGCTCGCACAGCCGCTCCAGTGCGCCGGGAGGGGCCACCACCTTGCCCGGGTCCAGGGCCGTTCCCCACTCCTCGACGACGTGGTGCGCGAGCGGCAAGGGCGAGCCCTCACCGAGCGCCAGGCGCGACAGGTGCGCGTAGTCCTTGATGCTCTTGGACGCGAATGTGCCGGAGAGTGCCACGAGGCGCGTCCGTGGGTGTTCCTCGAAGTAGCGGAGGAATCGGCCCGTGCGCGTGGACTTCGGGTCCTTGAGGTTGTGTGCCTCGTTGAGAATGACGAGGTCCGGGCGGATGCGCTCCAGGAGGTTCGTCGCTTCCTGGCTGGAGAGCTTGTTGTACGAAACGACGTGGAGCACCGGCAGGCCCACGCGGAACCACCTGCCGCCCGCGAGGTTGGGCAGTCTCCAGTGCGCGCCGTAGTAGCTCCACTCGACTTGGAACTGGGGCAGGAGGTTGGCGGGGATGAAGAGGACGGCCACGCGGCAGCCCGGCATCACCATGGGCATGAGGAAGGTTGTCAGCTCCTTGCCGTGGCCCGTGCCGATGGGCGCGAGGAGGCCACCAACGCGCGAGGCTTCCAGGAGCGCCTGGGCCTGCACCCGCCGCAACTGCGTAGGGCAGGGGCGCGGCGGAGACATGCTCGCGCAGCTACACGGACTGGGCGGCGCGCGTAGCTGGGCCTCCAGGGCCTCGATGTCCGCCGCTGTGTACGCGGCGGCGAGGTTGCGCCGAGGCAGGGCGAGGATGCGGCCGAGGTCCGCCGAGTAGCCCACGGGAGAGCGCCCGCAGACGGGGGCGCGCTCCTCGGGCGGCGGGGAGCTAGAAGGCGTGGGTGTAACGCCCAATCGTTCAAGAAGGCGCATCCCCACTCCCTTCAGCGAGCACCGCGCACGAAGTCACCAGGGCCGCACAGGGGCTCCAGGGCCTCGACGGCGAGTTGCAGCAGCTCCGAGTGGGCGAGGCCGAGGGCGGCGTAAGCACCGGGGGCCGGCGGCGCGTTGCGGATGGCCATGGAGAGCGCCCCCTTCCATCTGCCGAAGCCCAGCGTGCTCTCGGCTCCCGCGAAGCGCAGGTCCGCCACGCCGCCGGCCTCACTCACCTGGGCGGCCACCTTCGCCACGTACTCGGACAGCGAATCCGCGGGCATGTTGGGAACGCAGTCCACGAAGAGACGCAGGCGCTCTCCCTGGGGACTTGGCGCGGCAGGTGAGCTGGTGACGGGCTCCTGGTGCTCGACGCGCGGCGTGGCGACCGGGACGCCCAGGACCTTCGGCTTGCGTCCACGGCGCTTCGGCGCGGCGTCCGTGGCGATGGTGGGCGATGCGGGAGGCGCGTCCGGGGGCAGCACGGCGGCCACCTCGGCCCCAGGGCAGGACACATGCAGCACGTCACCCGAGCGAAGCTTGCTGGTGTTCTCCGGCGTCATGGCCTCGCCGCACCTGTCGCATGTCCCCAGCGGCTCGGGGATGACCTGGTGGGGCACGGTGAGCGGGAGCTGCGCGACGGTGTCGGGGGCCTGGGTCTTGGGAATGAATCGGTTCAACAGGGACATGGTGCGTTCTCCGGAGATGCACTGCGCTTTGAAGGGGCACCCGCCGTACTTCTCGCAGGCGCCGAAGTTGGGAGGCGCGTCGGCGGTGCGCGTGGCGCGGGCCACCTCGCGCATGCGACGCACCATGGGGACGACCTTCTCTGTCCACTCGCGCGTGACGTGCTCGACGCTCACCGAGGCCAACACGCTCTCCGCACGCTTCGCGCCGCGCGTCTGGAAGTAGAGGTGCTCCAGCTCCAGCACGCGGACGCCTGGGAAGCGCGCGTCCGAGAGGGCCGCCCAGACGCCGTAGCCCACCATCTGCAATCCGGCCTCGGTGCTCGCGTCGGCCAACTGCGTGGGTGTCGCCCCGTAGCGCGCCACGTTGGAAGAGAACTTGTGGTCCGTGATTCGCAGCACACCTTCCGCGAGTCGGCGTGGGTTGATGAGGTCGATGTGCCCGATGAACGGGACACCGTCCGCCGACAGAGGCGAGGGCGTGCCGAAGGACTCTTCAACCAGGAGGTCCGCGCCAGGAGCTGGAAGCAGATGGCGCCCTGCCCGCGCGACGTCGCCCAGGACGTCCTCGCCCGTGCGGAGGTAGTGCTCCAACTGCGCGTGTCCCTCGACGCCCAGGGCTTGCGCCTTCGTCTCGGGCTCGGGCAGTCGCAGCACCTTGGCGAAGTACCAGCGGCGCGGACACAGGCTGAATTGCTTCAGCTGCGAGACGGAGAGGAAGTTGAGAAAGCCCCCGTCCACGGCGCGACGACGGGGGCCCTCGAGTTGCGCGGGCGAGTCACTCCCCACGGCTCGCCTCTGCTGTCACGAGTGTTTGGCGTGCGATCTCCAAGTAGGGGGCGTGCTGCTCAATGCCAACGACGGCCCGACCTGCTTTCACCGCGGCGGCCCCCACCGTGCCCGAGCCGAAGAACGGGTCGAGAACGATGTCACCAGGACGGGTGATGTAACGCACCCACCAGTCGCAGAGGACTTCGGGCGTTGCTGCGCCGTGGCCCTTCGCACCGCCGCTGGTGACACTGTTCGAGTTGGCAATCGGAAGGAGGTTGTAGGGTGTGACGCCACCTCGCTCCGCGACAATGTCCGCAATCCTCCCTGGCCTGACGGACAGTCCCGAGGGGGAAACCCGCAGTGCGCGACTCTCGCGCTTGAGCGCCGCCATGGACTCGGAGGGAGTCCACAAAACCGCGTCCTGGTTGCGATAACACTTGGGGGAACCCAGCCAGACGCATGCTTTCACCGACGGGCGCATGAGCCCGTTCTTTCGCTGACAGCTTCCCGTCGGCGGCGCGCTGACGTTCCACCACCAGACGTCTTGAACAAGGTTCCACTCCCGCGACGTCCAGGCCAGGAACTCGAACAACCACGGCCGCATCCTTCCTACATGCTCGCTGTTGGGTTGCAGGATGAAGACGGCGGAACCCGAGGGCTTGAGCACCCGACGCACTTGTCCGACGACAGCGCGCATGAGTTCGTGCCATTCCGGCTCCGACAGCCGCCCATAGTCGCGGTCAATCTCCGGATAGGGAGGGTCGGTGATGATGGCGTCGACACACTCATTGGGAAACGACGCCATGACTTCGTGGCAGTTCCCGGAGAAGAGGGTCGCATGGTTGGAGTCATGAATGGGCGTCACACACTCTCTAATGGGGACGCTTTCCGCGACTGGTTCACGCCAACGCGGTTTTGTTGAGCCGCGTGCATGTCGGGCAGACGAAGCCTAGGACGTTGCGGAATCTGATTTCCCCACGCCCTGTGATGCCCCACCGACGCGCCTTGAACTCGTTGTAGGTGCCTCGGAATGTCTCCCCACACCCCAGGTAGCAGGTTTGGGTGAACTTGATGGAGAACACGTCTTTGTCTTTCATGGTTTGGCCGTCTTGATTGTTGCTACGGGGGGAACTGGATTGAGTCGTGTCGCGCCGTGGCCCAATTGCTGGGGCGCGGTGCGGATGGTTTCTGGCGGCAGGTAGACCCACGTCTGCACGCCGGCAATCCGCCGCTGGGTGCGCTGGAAGCCCAGGCGTCGCAATGCGCGGCCAATGTCGAGGCGGACACCGCGCGGAATCTGGCCAGGTGTCGTGAGGAGTAGCGCGTCGCGGGCCACCAACTCGGTGGTCACCTCGTTGCGCTTCTCGGGTGGCAAGCTCAACACCCACTGGAGAATCGTGTCGTCGGGGCCTCCATCCGATTCGCTTCGCTCCTGCGCGTGTTGCTCCGCGCGCTGGGCTTGCTTCTCTTCGAGCCACCACTCCTCACCCTTCCGGAAGCGCACCACGGCTTCCGCCCAGAGCTGGCCCCTGTCTCGCTTCAGGGCCGCGATGTCGATGTGGGTGCACTTGACGGGCCACCACCGCCGGTAGCCGCTCGAATCCGCGCGCAGGTACTCGGACGAGTTCGTGGTTCCGACGAAGACGCAACGGCGCGGCGTCTTCACCGTGACGCGACCATAGGGCGGACGGAAGGTGTCCTCGTTGCGCGAGATGAAGGCTTTGAGGTCTTCCGCCTCGGACGCGCGCAGCGTCGTCACCTCGGCAAGCTCGATGAGAGAGCAGCGGCCCGCGAGCGAGGCGCTGTCCTTGTCGCGGATGTTGATGGGGGCATCGCAGAACCACTCCCCCGCGAGGACGCGGAAGGCCGTGGACTTCCGGATGCCCTGGGGCCCTTCGAGGATGAGCACCGTGTCCACCTTGCAGCCCGGCTCCAACGCGCGGGCCACGGCGCTGATGAGCCACTTGCCGCTGATGGTGCGCAGGTGCTCGGTGTCGCCCTCGGCGCCGAAGTAGCGCTCCAACATGAAGTCCGCGCGAGGGACGCCGTCCCAGACGAGCCCCTCCAGGTAGTCGCGCAGAGGGTCATACGCGTTGGTAGTGGCCACCTGTCTCAGAACGTCGCGGACCTGGGCGGCGCGCGGGTCCATGCCGAGGCGGCCGTACTCGCTTTGCTGAATCCAGCAGGCGATGCGGCCATCCAGCTCATCGATGGGCGAGTCATCCGGCAGTGGGCCGCCCGCGTACTCCATGTGTTTCGTCACTTCGTTGAAGCGAATGGTGTCTCGCCACTCGGGAGAGAGCGTCAGGATGGTGAAGAGATTGGCCTCGTTGTTCTTGAGACGCCTGCCGTCCTTCGTCTCGTAAGAGAGCAGCGCGCGCGTCCAGTCCTCTTCCGTGGCGGCAGAGACGTCCTCCTCGGTGGATACGGGCGTCTCGGTTTTCGGTCTGCCTTGGAGTGAGGTCCACAACGCCTGGTTGTCCGCGACGCGCTTGGCATCTCCCTGGACGCGGCGTTCGCTGTGTCGACGCAGCTTGAGGATGGCCTCCTCGCACAGATGCGCGGTGCCCTCGCCCCATGCCGTTGCCGCGAAGCAGGGCCGGAGCACCTCCAGGATGGCCTCCTCGGGCGTGGCCGGCGGCAGCACGTGAGCCACGCACGACATGAGGGTGTTGAGCGTGTTGTCCTGCATGCCCACCTCGGCAAGAGGCTCTCCAGACAGCACGCGGCGAATGAGCGCGCTGTGCTCGGGCTTGCGGACGCGGCGCAGCTTGGCGCGCAGCTCGTAGAGGTCCGCCGGCCCCGACTCCACCGAGGGCATGGAGCTGGAGGGAGTGGCAGGGGCGACCGGTGACGGGCGCACCGAGGACAGCAACGCGTCGACGTCGAGCGCGCGGCCCTCACTGACGTTGGTGATGGCCTCGTGTTCGCCCGAGTGGTTGGGCAGGAAGTAGATGCGCGACAGGTTCCGCGTGTTCGGGTCCGCCGGCATCTCCAGCAGGCGCTCCGCTTCTTCCCGCACGCGCGGCCACTCGGCGGGCAGCACTGGACGCGTCAGTGGGACGACGATGCGCAGGCTGGTGTGGCCAGGACGGTGACCATGCGTGGTGTGGACAATCGCCGCGTAGCCGTCGAGCTTCTCCGAGGCTCGGACAGTCTGCTCCGTGGACACTCCGTCCAAATCGAAGACAGCTGCCGTGACAGAGTGGACCTCGGCATCCTTACGGAGAGGGCCGATGTCGACGGGGGCCCAGGCTCGTTGAGACAGCTTCGTGGGGCACCTGTGGCCGACGCACGGGGCGCAGGCCGTCACAGCATGCGTGGTGAGCAGCTGTATCAACTCGCCCCATGTCACATCTTGGGACTGGGGTCTGTTGTCCTGGACGCCGTCGAAGAATGCGACTCGGACGCGAGTGTCTCCGACGACAGGGGCGGCACTTCCGGCAGGGGGCTGGTTGGGACGAAGGCTCACGCACTTTCTTATGGGGACACTTTCCGCGACTGGCCCAGCAAGGGCTCACTTTCGCGCCTCGGCACCTCCTTTCGGGTAACAGGGGTGTCACCGTGAGGTGTCGCCGTCACCAGCTCCGCTCTATCTATCCTCTAGAATCACTGTGGTGTGTCTTTGTCATGTCCTCTGATACCTCAACTTTTCTACACCCTATATAGAGAAGAGTTAGTGACAGTGACGCCTTGTTGGTGACCTCTGCCGGTGAGGAATCCGCAGACGGACGCGAACCACGCGCGGAAGTTGTCCCCATAAGTAGGGACATGGGCTTTGCGTCTCCCAGCATGGTTGAGACTTTGTGTCAGAGGCAGGCGCTACGTTGCGTCCTGCGAGTCCCCCTCGTCGCGTGGTGCGGCATGCCGCTCGTGCGGGCGTTTCATTCGCTCGCCGCGGTGTTGCTCACAGCACGAGCCATTGTTCTCAGGGTGAACTGGCAGGCGCCTTGCTTAGCGATGCCTTCCCCTTCGGATTCTGTGTTCCGCGAGTGTTTCACAACGAGGCAAGTCGTAGGGGGCAGTCATGCAGTGCGGTAGCGGGCCAGAGAAGCAGGATGGTGAGAAGTCGGGGCGCGGGGGAGCGCGAGTGTCCAGGGAGTTGGTTGACATGTTGGTCCTCGCGATTCGGGGTTGCCGAGCGTCAGGGGACGCTCAGTCCGAGCGCGAGTACTCCGGCCAGCTGATGGACGTGCTGATGCCCGAGCTGCGCAAGCTCGCGTGCGATTTCGACAAGTCGCGCGGCTCCCTGTCGCGGGAAGACCTCGTCCAAGTCGCGGCGATGGAGGCCGTGAAGGCGGTTGATACGTATCAGCGCTCGAAGCGCGGCGAGCAGAGCTTCGCGACGTGGGTGAAGTGGCGTGCCCACCGCGCCATCATGGACCAAATCCGGTTGCACCGAGCGGACGTGTGTCTGCCGGACCGGGCCCAGCGCGGCAAGGGTAAGTGGCAACAGGCCGTGGACCTCGTCAGCAAAGACGCGCCAGAGCAGGAGCTCTCCAGGTCCGCGACGCGGAAGAATGACGAGAGACGCGCACGCGAGGCGGACAGTCTCGTGTCCGTCCTCATCGCGCACGAGAGGTCCTTCCTGGTGCAACGCGCTCTCGCGGAGCTGGAGCCCCAGCAGGAGGAGCTGCTCTCCCGCATCTACGGCATCGGCATGCCACGCGAGGGGACGCGTGCCGTGGCTACGAGGTGGGGCATGTCCCGTCGACGTGTCGACGAGCTGTTGGCCCAGGCTCATGACGAGCTGCGCGCGCGGTTGAGCGGGAGGCTCCTCTAGTGCCGGTGCTTGTCGCCAGGAAGGGCGGGCCGTGCGCGGCGTGTGGCGCGCCTATCCTGGAGGGTGAGCGCATCGCCTACGAGCTGGCGACAGGCCCACGTCACCTCGCGTGTGCAGACAGGGAACCGGAGCTGCGTCGCAACAGGTACGCGGCCCGGTGCTCGCTCTGTGGCTTCCTGGTGCGCAAGGGACGGGGACGGCTCGACGTCACCGAAACGAGCGAGGGCGGGGCCTTCTCGCACGTCTGGCGGGTGTTCTGCGCGGACGTCGCTGCGTGCAACGCGCGGCTCGATGACAGAGCGGCTCAGCGCTGAATCACCAGTCCACGGGGTTGCAGAGCTTTTCCGGAGAGTGAACTCGATAATGTCTGATCAGCTTTCGTTCCAGGTCCAGGCGTTTGCTCGTGTTCGGTTCGCGGGCAATGAGCGTGATCTTGGGATTCGGTCCGAGGCACGCGACATTCTCACGAGCAGAGATTGGAGCGCGTCTTCCGACGTCGGACGATTGCCCAATACGCACTCGACCGTTGCCCACTTGCCCGTACACGCCAGGAACCCTCTTCAACCGACGGGTCGCTCTACGCGCCTGGGCACTCTTCAGGAATTCCAACGTCGCGTATGCCGTAAAGGCTGACAGAACGGCTGTGGAGAGCTTCATCCGAGTGAGGCTACAGCTTGCTACAGGTCATTGGGAAGAGGGCGTTGAGCGCGCGTGGGAGGGGTGGGTGGATGTGGTTTTGGGTGGGCTTTCTTGGAGCCCCCCGGGTCCGGATTTTGGACGGCGGGCCCTTTCCTGTCTTGCTCGGCGGACCCCCACGCTTGAAAAACTTCAAGAAAACGCCAGGGCCCTCTCGGGTTTTGTTCGGCCCGCTGAATGAAAGTTTGAAGAGAACTCCGGACCAGTCGCGGAAAGCGTCCCCATTGAAGGGGATGAATGGCTCGTCCAACAAAGCTCACCCCCGAGTTGCAAGCTGACATCTGCGCCCACCTGGAGCGCGGCTTGTTCCGTCGCGCCGTTGCCGGCCTCGTGGGCGTCGAGGAGCACACCCTCTCGCGCTGGTATCACCGAGGCGCTGGAGAACAGCGCGGCCTGTATCGAGACTTCTTCCTCTCGGTGAACGAGGCGGAAGCGAAGTTCATGGCGGGGGCAACGGACATGCTCCAGGCCGCCGCGTCTCACAACCCCAAGCACGTCCAGTGGTTGCTGTCGCGTCGCTTCCCGGACCTCTACGGGCGGCGCGACAACGTCGAGGCGCAGGCCCCCGAGGACAAGGCCGCCGACGAGAAGGCCCTGCGCGAGCTGCTGATGGAGCGCCTTGGCCGCTTCCTCCCGGACGCGCCCGAGCCCGAGGCGAGCGCCTCCAGCTCCACCGACACGGACGAGGGGGACGGCCATGTCTCGTGACTCTCGATGCTCGCGCTTCTCGGTGCTCGTGGACCACCTCGCTCCTGATGAGTCTCCGGCCGCGTTCCTGGTGAAGCAGGCGCGCACCCGCCAGGGCCTCGCGCGTCTCTTCGGTCGGCTCACCCATCCGGAAGTCGAGACGCTCGTTCACGACCTGGACTTTTGGGCTCGGCGCGAGCAGATGCCTCCGGTCCTGTTCGCCACCTGCTTCATCATGGCGGGCCGGGGCTTCGGCAAGACGTGGAGCGGCGCGCGCTGGGTGATTCAGAAGGCCCGCGAGGCGAAGACGATTGGCGCGCTCATCGGCCCCACGGCGGCGGACGTTCGCGACACGATGATTCGCGGCTCCAGCGGCATCCTCGCTCTGTCGCCCCCGTGGTTCATGCCCGTCTATGAGCCCAGCAAGCGTCGCGTGACGTGGCCCAACGGCGTCTATGCCATCTGCTACTCGGCGGATAAGCCGGACCGTCTGCGCGGGCCCAACTGCGGCTGGGCCTGGGGCGATGAGCCCGCGAGTTGGAAGCATGAGATGGCGGCGCTGGACCAGCTCCCCATGGTGCTGCGCATCGGCACCGCTGCGAACCCGCCCCAGCTGCTTCTCACCGGCACACCCCGCCCGTTGAAGAAGCTTGAGGAGCTTCTCTTCTCCGACGCGGAGACGAAGGCGCTTCGGCCTGGCGTGGTGCTGCGGACAGGCTCGTCGCTGGCCAACCGCGCGAACCTAGCTCCCAGTGCCGTCGCCACCATGAAGGCGCTGATGAACACGCGCTGGGGCCAACAGGAAGTCCTCGGCAGGCTGCTGATGGATGTGCCGGGAGCCATCTTCGGTTCCGCGAAGTGGGGCCGCGTGGAGGCGGACGCTCACGAATACGCGCGCAGCTTGGACCGTCGCATCGTCTCCGTGGACCCCGCGCCTACCAGCGAGACGGGCTCGGACGAGACGGGCATCATCGTCCAGGGCGTGAGAACCAGTCCCGTCCTAGGGACGGACGGAGCGTCACTCAAGCGCGTTTCGGTGCTCAAGGACGCCAGTCTCCGGGGCTCGCCGCGCGAGTGGGCTGCCGCCGCCATCCGCGAGTATCTCGCCTTCGAGTGCGACGCCCTGGTGGCCGAAGTGAACTCGGGCGGGGAAATGGTGGAGACGACGATTCAGACGGTGGCCTCGGAGATGGGTGTCCACGTCAACGTGAAGCCCGTGCGCGCCCGCGAGGCCAAGTCCAAGCGCGCCGAGCCGGTGAGCGCGTTGGCCGAGACGGGGCGCATCGAGTTGGTGGGCACCTTCCCGAAGCTGGAGGGCCAGCTCTCCAAGTTCAGCGGCATCAACGGCCGCCGCGATGACCGCGTCGATGCCCTGCTGTGGGGCGTCCATGAGCTGGTGTTCGCGGATTCCTTCTTCTGTCTGTGAGGGTGGCGATGGGCTTCTGGGAAAGGATGAAGGCGGCGGTGGGGCGTGAGCCGCGCAAGGGGACGGGGCTGGAGCTGGCGCGCTGGCAGCAGGCGCCGCCGCGTCGAGGGACGGCGCAGCTCCTCGCCGCGTACCGGGAAATGCCCTGGCTCCGCGCCTGTGTGGACGTGGTGGCCGACTCGGTGGCGGGCGTGCAGTGGCGCGTCTACCGCCGCGTGCAGAAGGACGGGCAGCCCCTGAAGGACTACGCGCTGCGAAGTGCGACGCGGGAGGTCCGGGCCGGGCGACTGAAGGCAATGCTGGAGGCGGGCGAGGCCCAGGAGGTTCCGGACCATCCCGTCCTCAAGCTGCTCTCGGACCCGAACGACCATCTCACCGGCTGCTCGGTGACGAAGCTCGTTCAGGTGTACCTCGATTTGGTGGGCGAGGCGTTCCTGGTGCTGGAGCGCGTTGGCGGTGTGCCGGTGGGTTTCTGGCCGGTGCCCCCGAGCACTGTCACGCGGCTGCCCGCGTTGGACGTGCCGCGCGAGCAACGCACGTACACGGTGACGGTGGGCAAGGTGTCGCGAGAGATTCCGGCCAGCGACGTGTTGCATCTGCGCAGCTTGGACCCGGAGGACCCGCTGGGGCGCGGCATCGGTCCGGCCTATGCGCTGGGAGACGAGCTGGATACCGACGAGTACGTGGCCCGGTTCCTCAAGACGTCCTTCTGGAACAACATGCTGCCGCCTGCCATCGCTTCGATTGAGGGCCTGTCCGATGCGAACAGCGCGGGCGCGAAGGCGTTCAAGGAGTCGCTGGCGCGCGAGCACCAGGGGCCGGACAAGGCGGGGAAGCTGCTCATTACCAGCGGCAAGGTGACGTTCGCGCGCCTCGACACGAGCTTCAAGGACATGCAGCTCGTGGAGCTGCGCCGCTTCCTGATGGACTTCGTCCGGATGACCTTCCGGGTGCCCCCCGAAATCGTCGGGGACATCTCCAGCTCGAACAAGGCCACGGCCTTCGCGGCGAGGGAGAACCTCGCGGAGCAGGCCACGCTTCCGCGCATGGAGTTCCTGCGCACCGAGTACCAGATGCGACTGATGCCGCTCCTGGGCGACGAAGGGGCCATCCTCGACTACGACAGCCCTGTGCCGGCGGACCGCGAGCACCAGCTCCGCGTCATGGGCACCATGCCGGAGGCATTCAGCTACGACGAGTGGCGCGAGCTGGCCGGCCTGCGAGCTGACCCGAACCGACAGGGCTATCCGCTTCCGCTTCCGGGGCAAGGTGGCACAGGGCATCTGCGCTTCAACCCCCAAAGAGATGCGGACAACTCAGAAGCTCCGCTGGAAAGTAGTGATGTCTCTTGAAGCCCGCGCAGTGAGTAATACGCGAGTATTCATTTTGACTGAACATGGCGTCGGGGCGCTGTTTCGGGCGGAGTGGGACTTGACAGTCCAATGTCCGCGTCAGCCCGGGAAATCATCCAGTCATCATGCGAAGCTCGGTCTTGGGGCTGGGCAGAGAATGAAGTGGATTCTAAGTCGAGATCTTGAAGGGGACGATACCTTGGAAATGTGATTCAAACATTCGACTCGTGAGCTTTCCATAGGTCTTTCGGAGGTAGCTCCATTGGGCGCGACTGTCTTTTCGATCAATCTCGTGGTCGATAAATAGCACGGACGGGTCCAGCCTGATTGCGGCAGGATCGACTACGTCGCCATGCGCCTTGAATAGCGAGCACATCTCGGAGTTTCGGAATGCCGATGCGTTGTTTCCCGTTTCGTTTATGAATAGAGTCTTGCAGTCGTGGCTTGAAAAGATGACGCCGTCGAGATCTGGCAGGTGGAAAAATGAATAGTAATCATAATAGAAACACGGATGTGTAGTTGGTACGCAGTTTTCCAAGTCCGACATGTCCATGGAACGTACAGCGGAGACCAGAGCAAGCCCATAGAGTGTCCGCATGAGGGCGTCTCGCAGGTGTTCGGAGTCCATATGGAGGCCGGCGAGCCAGAGCAACCTGAAGTCGACGGCCCTGTCGGTTGCGCGCAGTTGTTTTGTTTTTTTCTTGACGATGCCATCAAGCATGTCGCTTGTCGTTACCTCCCGGATGAGTGTGCCTAAGCCTTTTGTGTTGGATGTCTGAAGCATCTCTTGGAATGCTACTTCGGGTTCTTTTGAGGTCACTTCGACTAGATATTTCTCATTGTTCTTGTGTGCGAAAAAGTCCGCAGTCCGTTGAGTGCTTTCGGGGATTTTTTCGATGTTGAACTGGTTTGATTTCAGGAATTCGCGAGTCTCTTTTTCTGATGGGGTTTCGGGCATGGTCGTTCTCTGTTTGTTGGTTTGTTGCCGGGATATACCAAGAATGTGAGTCTTGCTCAATGTCGGGACTCCGGCCGGAGGAGCGTGGGCCAGTCCCGGAAAGTGTCCCCATAAAGAGAGGTGAATGCCCTGCCCTCTCTCCAGAGCCCGCCTCTTCACCGTCCAGAAGGACGCCCCTGAGCCCGCCGAGGGCGCGCCGAGGTTCCACACCTTCCGCGCCAACGACGGCGAGTTTGACCGCTACAACGACCGGTTGAGCGTCCAGGGCTGGATGCTGGACGCCTTCAACGCCAACCCCGTCGTCCTCTACAACCACGACGACGGCTCCGGCGGCCTCTTCGGCACGGGACGCAAGGACGTGTTGCCCATCGGCAAGGGGCGCGCCTACGTGCAGGGTGATGCCCTGCTGGTGGACATCGAGTTCGACCAGGAAGACGACTTCGCCCGGAAGGTGGAGAGCAAGGTTGCGCGCGGCATCCTGAACGCCGTGTCGGTGCGCTACCTCATGCACCGCTACCATGAGAACGAGCGCGGTGGATTCGACTGCGAGCAACAGGAGCTACTCGAAATCTCCGTCGTCACGATTCCGGGCAACCAGCGCGCGGTGAGGGTGAGGGAGCTGGCCGACGAGCGCGCCGCCTTCATCCAGGACGTGGCGAAGGCCGTGGTCTCCACCCTCGATGAGCGCGAGCGGAGCAAGGCCGCGCCCCCTCCAGCCCCCGACGTCAACGCCCTGGCCAAGCACACGGCCGAGGCCCTCTTGCAGCACTTCAAGGAGATGAGATGACCCCCGAGCAGATGCAGGAAGTGGCGAAGTCCCTGGGCCCTCTCGTGGCCGCGCAGCTGATGGAGCAGGCCAAGGGCCAGCGTGACGGGCTGGCGGGCCTCATGGGCGCGAAGTCCAAGCCCGAAGACAGCCAGGTCTCCGGCATCCTGAAGAGTCTGAACGGCTTCGGCGCGTACCTGAAGGCCGTCGTCAACGCGGGCCGCAACCCGACGCGCGAGGCCGTGCTGGAGCAGGCCAAGCGCTTCGGCGGCGCTGACGTCCAGAAAGCAGTGCAGGAGAGCGTCTTCAGCTCGGCGGGCGTGCTGGTGCCGGTGCAGGAGGCGGGGGAGATGATTGAGTTCCTCCGGCCCGACTCTGTCGTCCTTGCGCTGGGCGCTCGCACCGTGCCCTTCAAGGGGGAGCTGCACTTCGGCAAGAAGACCGGGAGCGTCACCTTCAAGTGGATTGGCGAGGGCGAGAAGGTGGAGAAGACGCAGCCCTCGCACGGGAAGGTGGTGCTCAAGGCCCACAAGGCGATGATTCTGGCCGACATCTCCAACGACCTTTTGCGCAACCCGGCGGTGGGTGACGCGGGCGTGGCCGAGGACTTCCGCGAGGCGGCGGCGGACGGCATGGACGAGGCGGCCCTCAACGGGGACGGCCAGGGCCCCAACCCCAAGGGCGTCCTGGCGCAGATGGACTCCTCACACTCCAAGGCCCGGAGCGGGACCAGCGCGGACCACTACCTCGCGGACGTGGACGGCATGGTCGAGGACGTCCTCAAGGCGAACATCAAGCTGCGGCGTCCGGGATTCCTGCTGCATCCGACGCGTGAAACGGCGCTGCTGGGACTGAAGGACGGCGGCACGTGGATTTTCCGGGACGAGATGCTCAACCGGGGCACGCTGCGCGGCTTCCCCTACAAGGCGTCCACGCGGATTGCCCCGAGCCGAATCCTCTTCGGCACCTGGGACCAGCTGCTCTACGGCGTGGACACGGAGCTGGTGCTGTCGGAGCACGACGTCCGCGCCGAGTACGACGAAACGACGCTCCGGGGAATCTGCCGAGGGGACTTCAAGCTGCGGCACGACAAGGCGTTCTCGGAGCGCAAGGGCTACTGAGCCCGCGGAATCACCAGGAGACACGACATGCACGCGAACACGCAGGACTTCCAAGTCTTCTACAAGGCCGTCGGGGTGGCGGGTGGAGCGCTCACGGCCGGCGGGACGGGCGATGCCGCCGAGGTGACGAGCGGTGCCGTGGACCGCAACGGGTTCGACTCTGCGCAGCTCCTATTCACGGGGAACACCAGCTGCGCGGCGGGCCAGACGCTCAAGGCGACGGTGAAGCTGGCCGAATCCGAGGACGGGGTGACGTTCGGCGCGGATGACACGCTGGCCAATGCCGTGACGGTGGTGGCCGGTGGCGCCGCGCCTCAAGCCTTCTGCCTCCGGGTGGACCTGCGCGTCGCCAACCGCAAGCGCTTCGTGCGGCTGAAGGTGACGCCGGACCTGTCGGCGGCGGCCACGGACACGGCGCAGTGGGGCGCAGCTCTCGTCCTCGGGGGCGCCGACGAGTTCCCGGTGCGGTGAGCCATGTCCTCCAGTGCTGACCTTTGCCTTGCCTCCACTGTGGCGGATGACTTGGGCATCCCCGTGTCTCCGCGCGTGGAAGTGCTCGTCACGGCGGCAAGCCGCGCCGTGGCGGGCTATTGCGGCCGGGTGTTCGAGCGGGGCCTCGGCCTCGTGGAGTACCCGGCAGGCTACGGGCGCCCGCTGCTACTTCTGGAGCGTCCTCCGGTCCTGGCCATCTCCGGAGTCTGGGAGGGTGGCAACCAGGTCTCCGCCGACGAATACGAGATTGCCGGAGGATTGGCCGAGGCCGGCATGTTGAGGCGCAGGCGGGGCGTGTGGCGCGCGACAGTGCGCTCGGGGGGCGGCGTGTCGGGAACGCTCGGGGACTTCGAGGGCAGCGAGGACGGGCTCCGCGTCGTCTATGACGGGGGCTATGTCACCCCAGGACAGTGGACGCTCGACGGTGCCCTGGTGGTGACGCTTCCCGAGGATGTGCAGGAGGCCGCCGTCCTCACGGCCGTTCAGCTCTACCGTTCGCGAGGTGTCGACGCCATGGTGGCCAGTGAGTCCATTGGCGACTGGAGCGTCAGTTACTTCGCCGCGAAGGCCGAGGGGAAGAGTCCCATTCCTGGCGCGGCTAGGGCCTTGCTCGCGCCCTACGTCCTGTATCGGGTGAGCTGATGGCGTCTCCTTCGGACAGGTTCCGGCAGGTCATCTCCTACGCGCTGGTGTTGGGGCGGGATGCTCACGGCAAGCCCACGTTGGGGCCGGTGGCCTCGGCGCGTGCTCGCGTCCAGCCGAGCCGAAAGCTCATCCGCGACGCGGGCGGCAACGAGCACCTTGCTTCGCACGTCATCTACACGGATGCGGCGCTGACCCTGCTCCACCGTCTCTGGCTGCCGGGAGAGGACGTGTCCGATTTCAATCGAGCTCAGCGGCCCGTGGCGGTGGATGAGTTAGTGGATGGTACGGGCGTGGTGCGCTTTTGCAAGGTGTGGCTGTGACGCGCGATATCGCGGCGGAACTGGCGGCGGTGCTGGAATCGGCGGGCCTAGGTCTGGTGCGTCCTCCAGTTCCAGAGGCCAATCTTTTTGTCTCTCCGATGCCCGAAGCGGATGATGGTGTGCCGGACAGAGCTGTGGCGTTAGTTGTGACGGGAGGCGCGGGACCTCTGCTGTACCTGGGCATTAACCGGGCGACGTATTTGTCTGCGGGATGTCAGGTGCGCATCCGCTCATCCCGAGATGACTTCCAGGGAGGTCAGGCATTGGCACTGGAAGTTCTTGGTCTGTTTCAGCAGACTCCAAATGTGGTGGGCACTAGCTTACGCACTGAGGAGGGCGCCCCCGTGTATCTGGGGGCCGATCAGGCATGTCGATACCTCTGGATCTTGAACCTGAGACTTGGGTATGCGTGGGTGCGCTGACTATTTCTTGATGTAGAGCTGAACCGCGTGTTTTCTGTCATCAAACTTCTTGAGGCTTCCCAGGGATAGCGCTGGGTGGGTGCCTGATTTTATCTCGGCAATGAGTTGTTTCTCCATGTCCGGAAGCGAATTGACGAACCTCCGAATGGTCTTGCCGAGAATCTGAGATAGGGACTTCTCTTCTCCTCCGGCGAGGGGTTTTAGGCCCTTCGAGAGCACAGTCTTGAAGTCATCGTACTGGTCGATTACTGTTTCGAGACTGAGTTGTGCCTCTGAGTCGAGTGTGTATATGTTTTCGATGAGGTGTTCTGTGATTTTGAGAACGGTGGTTATCGACTCTTGAGATGGTCTCTTGATGTCGTGGGCCGCGTCGTTTCCCAGGAATCTGATGGAGTGAAGGCGTTTTTCTTCAAGCTTTGAGATCATCCCTTTCTGTGCGAGGGCAGATATTTTCTTTTGCAAATCTTTGCCTGGAATTCCTTTGTCGTTGCAGATGGCTTCGATGACGGCGCGAAAGCCAATTCCCGCGAGTGTTAGCGCCCCTTCCTTGGTGGCATTGATGGTTTCGGTGAAGATTGCCCTCACTACTTCTGGGACTGGACTGAATTCGTGAAGAGCCAGTCTGCTCTTCAGGAAGCTGGGGTATGTGTTTGTGCTGATTGATGGTGAGACTGTGCCGTCTTCGTTGTCGACGGGTGAGCCATAGTCTTCATAGTGTCTTCTGAATGAGAAGGTGTCGCAGCCTAGGCACTGGACTATTTGATAGTGCATGTAGTCTGGGTAATCGTCTGGGCCTTCGACTCCATGGGTTTCGTTGTGTAGTATTTTGTGGTTTGTTTTCCTTTCGCACGCATTGCAGGGATTGCTGATTGTTTCTTCGGTCGGCATGGGAGTTGTCGAGTCGTGGTTGATGTGCGAGTGCGAGTGCGAGTGCGAGTGCGAGTGCGAGTGCGAGTGCGAGTGCGAGTGCGAGTGCGAGTGCGAGTGCGAGTGCGAGTGCGAGTGCGAGTGCGAGTGCGAGTGCGAGTGCGGATGCTGGTGCTAGCCTTGTGTTGTGTCAAGGGCTGGTGGCCGACCCGTGGGTAGGGTGTAGTTGACCCGGTGAGATGTCTCGCATGAGACCGCTTCGCTTTGTGTAGGTCCGCTGAATAGCGCGACCATCTGCGGAAAGCGTCCCCATAAAGAAGTAGTGGGATGCCCGTCCGAGTCAAAATCGATGCTGTGAAGCTGGAGCGCCTGCGCCGCTCTCCTGCCGATGTGCTGCGCGCGTTGGACGTGCCGTGCCGGGACATCGCGCGGCTCGCCCTCGACTACTCCCTGTTCCTGGTGCCGGTGGGTAGGGACGGGACGGACGGCCACCTGCGCGACACGGCCTTCCTCGACGGTCCTCGGTACAACCTCGGGCCGCCCCTCTCCACCACGTGGTCGGCGGGCTACTCGCACCCGTCCGCCGGCCCCATTCACGAGGGCTGGCACTGGGGCGCGCCCATCTTCAACCCGCCGTCCCACTTCCTCCGCAAATCGTTCCGACGAGCCAGAGGCAGCGCGCGCCGCCGCGTCGCCGCCGTCCTCCAGGACTTCCTCGCTCGTCGTTTCCCCTCTCACTGAAGGAGACACACCCATGGCCCAGCCCCGAGAGGCTTTCTTCGACAAGCTCTACATCCGCGCTACGGAGACAGCGCCCACCGAGGTTGATGCGCTGGACGGCGTCACCGAGGCGCCTGTCAACCGCGCGAAGGACACCGTCGACACCAACTACTTCGGGGGTGACGGATACAAGCGCAGCAAGGGCACCCTCAAGTCCTTCACCATCCCTCTGTCCGGCCACGTCCTCCAGGGCAGCGCGCCTCAGAAGGTGTTGCGCGACGCCTTCGAGTCAGACGCCACGGTGTTCTTCACCATCATCGAGGACGAGACGGCACCCGTGGGAAGCCAGGGCTACCGCTACCCGGTGACGGTGACGTCCTACGAGGAAGGACGCACCTCCACGGACGTCGTCACCTTCTCAGTCACTCTCAACGGCCAGGGCGCTCCTGTTGCCGTGTAGCTGGCCACTGCCTTCCACCTTCGAGGAGACACCC